TGCGCCTCACGCGCGGCCTTGACATCCTCGGCTTCGGGTTTTGACTCTTCGCTCTTAGCCGCGGGCTCCGGGGTGATGACTTCAAACTCCAGCCGGTGGTGGGAATGTTACCGGGCCGGGTTTCAGTACGTATTCCTAGAAGCTCCGACCGGTGCGGGCAAGACGATCATCGCGTTCGACTTCTACAACATTGGCGCGACGCCGTACTGCATCATCATCCATTCGCACGGCAGCCCACCAGATTGAGTCGGGCGCTGTGCTGGTCGATAACCAGTTCAAGATGCTACCCAACACTGAGATGGTGGACTACATCCGCAAGACCTTTGGTGATCTGCCTACCGTAGCTGTCATGTGCCACTTCAGAGCCACGGCAGAGAAGATCAAGCAGCACCTGACCCACGTACATGTGTATAGCAGCGATGGCCACGCCGAGGGTGTTGATCTGTCGCACTACAAACACTTCGTGATCGCCAACACCGGCTACTCGGGGTCAAAACACGTTCAACGCCGTGACCGTGGCACACGCATGGATGTCAAGACCCCGCGCATCGTTCATCACCTCATGGCGCAGGGGCAATTGAGTGAAAAAGTTTACGAACAGGTGAGCAAAAAGCTGTCCTTCAACATCAATCATTTGCGACAATGGAGGAATGCTTGAGTCCCAAATACAGAAACGAATCCTCGACCACCTCAACCGCCTCGATGAGTGCTGGGTGGTCAAAGTGATGACCTGCAACAAGAACGGCACCCCAGACATCCTGGTCTGCTATCAGGGTCGCTTCATCGCCCTTGAGGTCAAAACCGATACAGGCAAGACCTCACCCATTCAAGATTACCAACTAGCCAAGATTGCCGCATCAGGTGGAAGCGCCTACGTTGTTCGCAGTCTTGAGGAAGCCAAGGAGATTTTCACATGACAGACTTCAGCACTTGGGACAGAGAGACACTGGAGCGTTTCGCGCGTGAAGCGGCTGATGAGAACAAACAACTCCGTGAGGATGTGAAGATGCTTCTCAATCGAATCCGCGAACTACTTAAAAAGTAACTTTACATAACTTTACAAACCAATGTCCCCCACAAGTGTGACAAGGTGACACAATGTCAGTTCTTACTCACAAAAAGGATTCCATGAAAACAACCATCACCAGTGTTCGCCTGCCAGACAAGCTGCGCGAAGAACTAATCAAGCAAGCCGTTGCGGAGGGTCGCACGCTCTCCAATTTGATCATCTACATCTTGGAGCGCCGTAATGCAAACAACTCGTAAATTCTCCCGAACCCTCGATGAGGCGTTTCCACACAGCGCCAGGTACGGCTGCTCTATTGAGCGCCGCCGCAGACATGAGGAGCCGCTGGCGTACCTGCTGGCTGTGGCTATTGGTGTGGCTCTCGCCGCCTGCTTGGTGATGTGGTGGTCAGCATGACTAAAACTGAACAACTCTTGCGCTGGCTCAAGAACAAACAAGATTGGATCTACCTCTCTGATGTGCCGTTTACCAACTTCAACATGAGCCGTCAATCTGCCAGCGAGACTTTAACGCGGCTGTGCAGCCAAGGTAAGGCTGATTTCCGCATCCAAGGAATCAAACAATATCGAGCCAAAAATGACACATGAACAATTGTTAGAAATCATGCGGCTGTGCGGCTGCGACATGAGCGCACTGGATGCAGTCGAACTGGCATACGAAGCTGGCTTTCTAGACGGAGTTGAATCCGTCAAGGAGGCTAAAAATGACTGAAGAAGAACGTGAGACAGACCTCCAGCTTGCAGATGCGCTGGATGAAGTCAAAGAACTGCGCCACCAGCTAGAGATAGCACGAAGTTACATCAAAGCGTTGAGTGAGGAACTCATCAAACTGAGGGAGAAGAAATGATCCACCTCAGTTTTGACTCCGAACACAAACCCCACGCCAAAGTAGTACCTCGCTTCAAATGTGGCAGCAATGGCAGCTATTTCACGGAAGCCGAGGTCAAAGATTTGTTGAAAGAACCGTACTTAACCGAAGAGGTACGAGCAGAACTTAGGAGAGCGTTGAGTGACACACAAGATATGCACTAAGTGCGGCAAAGAGCAGCCTATTGGTCGGTTCTCTTTGCGCTCAAAGGACAACATACAGACTAGGCGGTCCATCTGCAAGGACTGCACCAACGCTTACCTGAAGGAGTATAAAAAAGGTTACACATTGAGCGCAGACCCAGTGGATGCCACACCTGCCGATAAGACCAACGTGGCGCAGCCGAACAGGATCAACATCTGGGCGCTGCCAGTCTACAAAGAACCAACATGGGGGAGATGATGAGCGCACTTAAAGAGCAAGAGGGTGGGTCGCACTACAAGAATTTTGCAATCCAGCCCGTGGAGTACATCCACCACAACGGACTGGGCTACCTTGAGGGCAACGTGGTGAAGTATGTGACGCGCCACAGGGTAAAGGGGCAGGCCGCCGATATACGGAAGGCCATTCATTATTTGGAACTGATACTGGAGATGGAATATGGCTGTACTGACTAAGCGCCACAGGCTGCTCAACTGGGCAAGAAGGCGGGAGTGGTTTTATTTGAACGAGGTTCCCTTTGACAGTTTTGAGATGAGCAAGCCAACAGCGTCAACTGCGCTGGTTGATTTTTGCAAGAAGGGGCTGATGGAGTTCAGGATTGCTGGAATAAAACAATACCGTGTTAGGCAACAGAATCAGGAAGAATAAGATAGAATTCGCGCCTAATGGGCGCAAAACAAAATGTATTTATAGAATGGGTTGACCGTTATCGGTCAGACCCTGTTCTGTTTGTGCGTGAGGTGTTGGGCACCGATGTTGACCCTTGGCAGGCTGAGTTTTTGACGGCCATCGCACAGGGGCATAGAAGGATCAGTGTGCGCTCGGGGCATGGCGTGGGCAAGTCCACAGCGAGTAGTTGGGCTATGCTGTGGTTTTTTATGACCAGAAGCCCAGTCAAGGTGGTGGTCACAGCGCCAACATCGGCTCAGTTGTTTGACGCGATGTTTGCGGAGCTCAAGCGTTGGATACAGCAGCTGCCCCAGCCGCTGCAGGAGCTGCTGACGGTCAAGCAGGACCGAGTGGTGTTTAACGCCGCGCCAGATGAGATGTTCATATCGGCAAGGACATCCAGGGCAGAGCAGCCCGAGGCGCTGCAGGGTATCCACGCCGAGCACGTCATGCTGGTGGCTGATGAGGCATCGGGCGTGCCTGAGTCTGTATTTGAGGCGGCGGCAGGCTCAATGTCTGGCCACGCGGCGGTGACGCTGCTGCTTGGCAACCCCACCAGATCGAGTGGTTTCTTCTACGACACACACAACAGACTGTCCAGCGAGTGGCAGACGTTTAAGGTGAGCTGCGAGGACTCACCGAGGGTGTCTGCTGAGTACATCGCGGAGATGATGTCAAGGTATGGTGAAGACAGCAACGCATTCAGGATCAGGGTTTTGGGTGAGTTCCCACGAAGTGATGACGACACCATCATCAGCATGGAGCTGATCGACAGCGCCAAACAAAGGGACGTTGAGGTCAGCAGCACGGCCAAAATTGTGTGGGGGCTGGACGTTGCGCGGTTCGGCTCTGACAGCAGTTGCCTGTGCAAGCGAAAGGGCAACACGATTGTGGAGTCGCCGCGCATCTGGCGCAATCTGGACCTGATGCAGCTCACGGGTGCTGTGGTTGCCGAGTACGAGTCACAGGGTCCCAACGACAAGCCGCACGTCATATTGGTGGACAGCATTGGCCTAGGGGCTGGCGTGGTGGACAGGCTGCGGGAGCTCAACCTGCCATGTGAGGGTATCAACGTGTCTGAGTCTCCTAGCTTCGCGCCGAACCAAGCCTACAGGAATTTGAAGGCAGAGCTTTGGTACAAGGCCAAGGCGTGGTTTGAGCGCAGGGATTGTCGGATACCAGATGACGGGCGGCTTATTTCGGAATTGGCCACCGTGCGCTACAAGTTCAGCTCAACGGGTAAGATACAGGTAGAGAGCAAGGACGACATCAAGCGCCGTGGGCTGATCAGCCCTGACGTGGCTGATGCGTTCATATTGACGCACGCCGACACAGCGGCAACTGGGATGTTTGGATCAAACAGTGCAGGCCACAACAAATGGAGCAAGCCTTTGAAAAGGGGTGTTCCACGGTTGGCATAAATTTGGGAGAATTCGCGCATGAACAAAAGAGATGACTTTCACAAGTATCAGGACGACCCGTTGGCTATGGCCGAGGACATGCAGCGCAAGAACCCCAAAGACGCGACTGGCGAGATTGAGGAGTACGGCGAGGTTGAGGAACCAGTGATGGACGAGGTTGAACTGCAGTCCATTCTGAGCCAAGAGGCCGAGGACGCGGTCACCTATATAGACTCCGACCTGAGTCCATTGAGGGCGCAGGCCACTGCGTACTACCGAGGCGACCTGTTTGGAAACGAGCAGGATGGACAGAGCAAGGTCGTGGCCACCGAGGTGCGCGACACGGTGAACTCAATGCTGCCGAGCATCATGAAAGTGTTTTTTGGCAGCGAGAAGATGGTTGAGTATGTACCGCGCCAGCCTGAAGACGTGGCGGCAGCGGAGCAGGCAACAGACTACATCAACTATGTGCTGCAGCAGGACAACCCAGGCTTCACCACCATGTACAGCACCTTCAAGGACTCTTTGGTCCGTAAGTGCGGGATTGTGAAGGCTTGGTGGGAAGACACCACGACCACCAGAACCGAGCGTTATACGGGCCTTGACGAGCAGACGCTGCAGATGGTCACGCAAGAGGACGACGCTGATGTCATGGTCATCGACCAGTACGAGGACACAAGCGCAGAGCCCCAGCCACAGATGGACCCAATGACGGGCCAGGTGATGATCCCGCCGCCGCCGATGCTGTTTGATGTGGACATCAAGCGCACCGTCAAGGACGGGAAGATCAGGGTGGAGGGTGTACCTCCAGAAGAATTTTTGCTGGACCGCAACGCCCGTGGGCTTGATGATGCGGCGTTTGTTGGGCACCGGCAGATGATGTCGGTTGCTGACCTGCTTGCAATGGGGTACACAGACGACGACATCGAAGAGCACATAAGCGATGACGAGTTCAGCGCCAATGACGAGTACCTGCGCCGCAGGCCGACAACCACCACCATCGGCTCGATCAACGAGTCCAGCAACCCAGCGATGAAGCGGGTGCTCTACCTTGAGGCGTGGATGCGCGTGGACTACGACGGCGACGGTATTCCAGAGCTCAGAAAGCTGTGCTGCATGGGCTCTGGCTACAAGATCATGCGAAACGAGCCAACGGACTTCATGCCGTTTGCCCTGTTCCCGTGTGACCCAGAGCCACACACCAGCCCCCTTGAGGCCAACAGCATATTCGACTACACCAAGGACCTGCAGGAGATCAAGAGCGACATCCTGCGTAACACCTTGGACAGCTTGGCCCAAGCCATCCATCCACGCACTGCCGTGGTTGAGGGGCAGGTCAACATTGACGACGTGCTCAACAACGAGACGGGTGCGATCATTCGGATGCGAGCCCCAGGCATGGTGCAGCCGCTGTCCATGCCGTTTGTTGGCCAGCAGGCTTTCCCGATGCTTGACTACATTGACAGCATCAAGGAAGACCGCACAGGCATGAGCAAGGCCGCGATGGGCTTGAACGCCGACGCCTTGCAGTCCAGCACTCGCGCTGCGGTGGCCGCCACTATCAGCGCCAGCCAGAGCAGGTTGGAGCTGACAACGCGGGTGCTCGCAGAGGGCATGAAGGATATGTTTAAGCTGCTGCTCAAGCTGTCAGTCACCCACCAAGACAAGGCACGCATGGTGCGCCTACGCAACAACTGGGTGCAGGTTGACCCACGAGCTTGGGACGCGACTATGGACGTGACCATCACCACCGCGCTTGGAACTGGAGACATTGACCAGAAGATGCAGATGCTGGCCATGATCTCCAGCAAGCAGGAGCAGGCACTCATGCAGATGGGTCCGAGTAATCCGCTGGTCACACCAGCCCAATACTCCAACACCCTGCGCCGCATGGTTGAGCTCTCAGGCTTCAAGGACGCGAGTCAGTTCTTCAACGCCGTGCCTGCCGACTACCAGCCGCCGCCGCCCCAGCAGAAGCAAAGCCCAGAGGAGATGCTGGCGCAGGTGCAGGCGCAGAGTATTCAGGCTGACATCCAGAAGAAGGCAGCCGAGCTGCAGCTCAAGCGCGAGGAGATGATGCGCTCAGACGACAGACAGCGCGATAAGATGGAAATTGATAAGTTCATTGCCTTGCGTGATCTGGAGCTCAAGTACGGCATCAAGATGAACGAGGTCCAGCTCAACGCTGAGATCAACCGCAACCGTGAAATGGCTCAACAGCCGATGCAACCACAGGGAGCAATGAATGGCTGACCTGAAAAGAAAAGTAGACAAGGGCAACAAGGCGGCGTCCATCCTGATGGATACCGTTGTTCTTGAGGCATTCAAGGAGCTTGAGGACCGTTACACAAATGACTGGAAATCGAGTAAATTTGGAGAAGGTGCAAAACGGGACCATGCCTATGCCAGTCTCGTGGCACTTGAAGACCTACGCACGCAACTGCGTATTTTTGTGGATGGTGGTCGAATGGCCGCTAAACAATTGGAGAGAGAATGAACACCACCGAGCAATCGAGTGTTTCCATGACCGCTGAACAGGCGGGGAATGCCATCGAAGCGATGCTGTCCGGTTCGCCGGAAGACCAGCAGGACAACGAGGCGCTGAGTGACGAAGAGTCACAAGCCGACGAGGTAGATGAGGCTGTTGATGAAGACGCGGCAGCCGATGACACCGAGGTCGAAGAGTCTGACGAGGATGTAGAAGAGGAGGAGCCCGAACAGCCACCCAAGTTCACCGTCAAAGTTGACGGCAAGGACGTTGAGGTGTCGCTGGAAGAGCTCCAAAAAGGCTACAGCCGCACGGAAGACTACACGCGCAAGACTCAATCCTTGGCTCAAGAGCGAAAGCAAGCTCAAGCCGAATTTGAGAGTGTGCGTCAAGAGAGAGCCCAGTACGCCCAACTGTTGGGTGCCCTGCAGCAGCAACTTCAGCAGGCCGAGCCTCAAGTCGATATGGACCGCCTCTACAACGAGGACCCAATCGAGTGGGTGAAGCAGCGGGAAATGCATCGCGAACGAGCTGAGAAGATGGCTGCAATCCAGTCAGAACAACAGCGACTCGCGCAAGAGAACCAGCAGTACCTGTCTCAACAGCAGCAAACTCGTTTGCAGCAAGAGAAGGAAATGTTGCTCTCAGCAGCTCCTGAGTTGAAGGACCCTAAAGTCGCGGCGAAAGCTAAAGCCGAGATGATGGAGGCTGGCAAGGCAATTGGACTGACGGATCAGGAGCTCAACAGCATCACTGACCATCGCTTCTTGTTGGCGCTTCGCAAGATCGCCACGTATGACTCGATGGTTGCGAAGCGACAGGCACTGAAGCCAGCCCAACCGGTCACACCTACCGCCAAGCCTGGGCTTGCGACTAGGAAACCACAGCAGAGCACGCGAATCAAGCAATCTCAACAGCGTCTGAAATCCTCTGGGAATGTCCGCGATGCGGCTTCCCTAATTGCAAACTTTTTATAGGACTTTTATATCATGGCTATCGTCGCAGATACATTCTTGACATACAGCGCAAAGGGCATCCGTGAGGACCTGTCCAATGTGATTTACAACATCTCTCCTGAAGACACTCCGTTTGTCTCTAACATCGGCAAGGGGGCTATCTCCAACACCGTGTTTGACTGGCAGACTGACGCATTGGCCGCTGCTGGCGCTAATGCGGTGCTTGAAGGTGATGACACGACTTTCGACGCGGTAACCCCAACCGTTCGCTTACAGAACTACGCCCAGATCAGCGCCAAGAACGTCATTGTTTCTGGCACTATGGAGAAGGTCAACACCGCCGGACGTAAGTCTGAGCTGGCCCTCCAGATCGCCAAGCGCGGCTCTGAGCTCAAGCGTGACATCGAGTTCTCGTGCCTGAACAACGCCGCCGCAGTCGCTGGTAACAGCACCACGGCACGCACCACTGCTTCTCTGCAGGCGTTCCTCAAGACCAACACCAACTTTGATGCCACCACCGGCACTGACCCTGTTTACACCACGATCCCAACCGATCCGCGTAATGACAGCTCTACCCAGCGTGCGTTCACTGAGGTCATCCTCAAGGATGTGATTCAACAGGTGTGGACTGAGGGCGGTACGCCAAAAATGTTGTTGGTTGGCCCGGTGAACAAGCAAAAGGCATCTGCCTTTGCCGGTATCGCCGCACAGCGTTACAACGCCACCGGCGGCAAGGCAACGACCATCGTCGCGGCGGCTGACATTTATGTCAGCGACTTCGGTAACGTGTCGATTGTCCCGAGCCGCTTCCAGCGTGAACGTGACGCCTTCGTGATTGACCCCGAATACGCAAGCATCGACTATCTGCGCCCCATGCAGACTATGGACCTCGCCAAGACCGGCGACGCCATGAAGAAGCTGATGCTCTGCGAGTGGGGGTTAAAAATCGCCACTGAGAAGGCTCACGGCGGTGCATACGACCTGACCACATCCTGATCGGTCTAACCTAAATGGGGCACTCGGCTAAGAACCTTGTGCCCCTTTTTACATGAAAATTCAAGTCTCAGAAAACCAATTGATCGGTCAAAAGCAGTATTGGCACGAGGACGACGACGGCAACGTCACCATCCAGACCAGCCAAGATGTCAGCGACGTGATCGAGGAAAACAAGCGACAGTTCAACCAAGTGGACGAGCGTGCGAACTGGTCTGGCGAGTGGCACAAGGTCGGCTCGATCCCGATGTCCATCTTCTTTGACCTCAAGCGCCGTGGCATTTTGGATGACCAAGTTGCCATGAAAAAGTGGATGAACGACCCCGACAACCGGTTGTTCCGAACCCGCCCAGGCAAGGTATGATCTAGATCATGGCACTAACTACCTACACAGAGCTCAAAGACTCAATAGCCGAATGGCTAAATCGCTCGGACCTGACGGCAGTCATCCCGACGTTTATTGCACTGGCGGAGTCCAACCTCAATCGTAGCTTGCGCGTTAGGCAGATGGTAAAACGACTTGAGGACACCGTAGACGAGGGTTTTTACACCCTTCCGGCTGACTTCTTGGAGGCTAAAAATGTGCAGATTACAGTCAGCGGAAGACCGCAGAAGTTAGAGCTGATCACGCTTGGACAGGCAGATGACGTGAACATGCGTACACTCTCAGGCACGCCAAAATACTTCAACATCACAGGCAATACGCTGGAGATTGTCCCAACAACGGCTAGTTTTGAGGACATCGAGATCACATCCTACGGCAAGATTCCCGCACTCAGCGCGACAGTAACGTCAAACTGGTTGTTGGCTGCTTGGCCAGACATCTACCTGTACGGCGCACTTTCTCACAGCGCCCCGTACCTGAAGGATGACGAGCGCACTGTTGTGTGGTCGAGTATTTATGACAGGGCGCGTGAAGAGATCAGGTTGGCCGATGAGAAGACGGCATACGCAGGCGGTGTTCTGAAGATGCGTACACCAAGCAATTTTTGAGGATAAGACATGGCTGATACCACCACCACAAACCTATCGCTTACGAAGCCACAAGTAGGTGCCAGCTCCGACTCATGGGGCGGAAAGATCAACACTAACCTCGACACGGTTGATTCCTTGTTTGAAGCTGGTCCAGTGCTAAAAGTGTCAAGTGGTGGCACAGGCGCGGCAAACGCTGCCACAGCTAGAACAAACTTAGGGGCTCAAACTGAGCTCGTTTCCGGAACTAGCATTAAGACGGTCAACAGCACAACATTATTGGGTGCTGGCGATGTTGCGGTTCAGGCCACGTTAGTCTCAGGAACTAGCATTAAGACAGTTAACGGCACGTCTCTGCTGGGGTCTGGAGATGTCTCCACCACAGCTAGTCCTACCTTCACAGGAGTACCAGCAGCGCCTACAGCAGCCCTTGGTACTAATACCACTCAACTGGCTACTACTGCTTTTGTACTTAAGCAACTTTACCCTGTAGGCTCCATCTACATGAACGCAGGGGTGTCCACCAACCCAGCTACATTGTTTGGCTTCGGTACTTGGGTAGCCTTTGGTGCTGGTCGAGTGATGGTGGGCTTGAATGGCTCTGATAGCCTATTCGATGCCTTGGAAGAGACCGGTGGTAGTAAGGATGCTGTTGTTGTCAGTCACACGCACACGGCTACAGTTACCGATCCAGGACACGTACATACTTATGAGACCAATGTCGATGGCTCAATTCAGTTGGGGGGAGAAACACGCAGCACGGTAG